GAAACATGGAGACGAACCTGGTTTTCAGGTGCATTCACATATTTTCTTCCAACCGGATATGACAGCCGGAAGGAATTAGATAGGCTTGCGCTCTTGGCCAATGAAATATCTGGCCTCGACCTTTCGCCTTCTCTGTTGTGGGAATTGGCACCATGGAGCTGGGCCGTTGATTGGTTTGGTAATATCGGAGACGTTCTTTCGAACGTTTCCGACGCCGCCGATCAGGGTCTGGTTATGCGGTATGGTTATATAATGGAACATTCCATTAATAAAGTAACCTACCGGTGGGTTGGAGCACCCCCCCTCAAGGGGGTACCCGACACACCCTCACCTCTTACTTATGTCACTGAGACTAAGCAAAGGCGTGGGGCAAATCCCTTTGGATTTGGTTTGAGCTGGTCCGGCTTGTCACCGTATCAGCTCTCCATAGCTGCAGCGCTTGGTTTATCCAGGCGCTGAAGTTAGTTATAGCACTAGCGTAAAACGCCAGTTGCTTGACGAAAGTCAAGCGGCTGATAACAAGGAGTGTGCCTATGGCATTCACAGACCCGCAGTCCGTTACCATCTCCGCTGTAACGACTCCTCTTCCCCGTGTTTCTACGGGTAAGAACGAGTCCTCTTACAAGAGTGCGGACGGACTTATTGAGCTCGTCGCTAGCTCCGCTTATGGAAAGCGGAACCGGCGCGTGCTCCGGCTCAACCATTCGAAAATCGCCACGGACTTGTACACCGCGGAGAATGCGCTCTACTCGATGAGTAATTACATCGTGTTTGACGTACCTCCGTATGGTTACACAAATGCCGAGGCGCTTGCAGTTTACACGGGTTTTAAGACCGCGTTCACTGCATCGACTGACGCCCTCATCACCAATTTGCTCGGTGGTGAGTCGTAAGTGGCAGAAGGAGAGAATCAAGAAGTACCTCCCTCAAGGGAGGTTGCTTCGTACTCTCTCCATAGCAGTGCTCTTAATGAGATTGCTATCATTGCTGAAGGCCTACTTTGGATCGTGAATTGCATTGCGATCCTTGTTGGTCTTAGCATTCTTCTGTCAATGGTTGGAATGGCGGCATACATCCTAATCAGTTATGGTTAGGATGTAGCCATTCTGTGACCCTGTCAATAGGCTAGCAATGCCGAC